ATTATAGCCCAAAATCGAGTGGAAAGTAAGAAAGCAAATTTATCGTTCATATAGTTATTTTATTTATTAGGGGAGAAAGTAAAGGCTAGTCGGCATCAACTTTTATTACATATCCATTTCGGATTGTAAATCTTTGATTAGAAGTATTGGAGAATGCACGGAATCAAAATCGTATTGTACTATCAGCTGTTCAACTTGGTATGTTTGTTGTATGAGTAGCAGCTACGCTACCATCTACCAAAAAATCTACTTCTCCGCTATCGACTCTAAATTTTATTGCGTAGTCATGCCCAGTTGTAATAGTTGTTCAGAGTGATGTTTTTGTTTGTGTACTACCATTTCAGTTTGAAGCATAAAGAGTAGTTCATTCATAAAAGAATAAAGCATGTTGATTTACCCATGTACTAGATTCAGGTAAAGAATCACCACTTTTCCAAAATCAAGCCATGTGACAAGCATTTGTTGTGCCAATAACTATAGCAGTAAAATGCAGTTCCATAGTGTTATCCCAATCATTTGTAAAAGCATTCGATGTGCTTAAATCTCAATAAAGAAGAGAAGTATTACCGCCTGTTCATCAGTTTATTATAGTATGGGCTGGAACTCTTGAGACGCTTCATCATGTTCAAATACTGGTCAACATTCAATCATTTGCACTTCCCCATAAAACAACATTTCTAAAGTTTTCACCACCTCCTGCTGGTGTCTGCCATATAGCAGCAGTAGAAGAGGTTGCAGTTAATACTTGCCCAGAACTAGGAGCAGTAGCAGCACTTACATCTACTGTTGTAGTAGCTGATTTGAGAGCGTTAGTTATACCAGAAGTCAATCCTGTTGCTGTACCTGTTACGTTTGTCATTACACCACTTGCAGGAGTACCGAGTGCAGGAGTGACGAGAGTAGGAGAGTTAGATAATACTGTACTCCCAGTACCTGTTGAGCTTGTTACCCCAGTACCTCAGTTAGCTACTGAGACAGGAGTTGCGATAGTTGATTTTTGGAATGCGGAATTTCACATAAATTATTTAATTAATCGTGTCATAAAACAGTAATAGAAGAACCTATTCCGTATGTACCTGTACTAGCTGTTAATGTGATAGTAGTTATTTGTGCTGATGTATTATTCCAAACACCATGTCCAGTAATAGTGGTCATTGTACCACTTGCATCGCTCAATCATTCTGTACCAACAGCAGTAGAGTATTTTGAATATGCTGATTCATTTATGATTTCCATTGTATGAAAAGCATCTGTAGAAACCGCAGTACCATTTATCAGCCAACCATTCGCTGCTCCAGTACCGCCTCCAGTATCATTCCTACTTCTTCTATAAGAATAATTTGCCCCACTGTCAGAGTTAAATGTAATTGTATCTGCTATTGTTGTGCTTTTCCCAGTTAATCGTATCAAAACTTGTAGAAACTTTTTACCTGTAAAACTAGCTACTGAAATTGTTGCTGCTGTACCACTCAGAGTAGTTGTTCATAGTGTAGACCATAATTCAGCAGATGCAGCAGTAATCTCCATACCTCTCATGTTGTTTATGATACCTGTTGTAGTAGAGGTTGTTTTGAGAACTGGCTTACTTATTTGTCCTACTGTTGTAGGTTCTGTAGAAGTTAAAAGACCTGCTGTACTAGGAGAAAGGAAGTAAGTTGTATCACTTGTGAGAGTACCGAGTGTAGCGAACCCTTCCATCGTGAAAGTGAAATCATTTACTCATGCAACCGCTGTGACTACTCAAACTACTTCTGCGTTAGCAGCAGAGTCAGCTTGTGCTTTAGAGTAAGTTGTACCAGAGAATTTAATAACATCATTGACTGCGAATCAGTGAGATGCTTGTGTGATGGATTTTGAGGTTGAAGTTCCTCCGCTTCATGCTGCTGCATCTACATACGCTGTTGTTGCTATTTTTGTAGAATTATCACTAGCACTTTGTGTTGTAGCTGTTGTTCCATTTGGAAGAGCTGGAGTACCTGAAAGGTTAGCTGCTGTACCTGTTGTGTTTTGATTGAGTGTAGGAAAGTCACCAGCTACAGCGATACTTGGTACTCCAGTAGTTGTTGTGTTTTTTAGAATACCAGTAGCAAGACCAGCGAGAGAAGTTCAGTTCAGTTTTACGACTGTCGCAGCGTTTCATACAGAAGTTACATCACCTGTTAAATTAGCATTAGTTGTGACAGTAGCAGCGTTACCTGTAATAGAACCAGTAATAGCATTAGTTACTTCTAAATCAGTGAACCAGCCTTTAGTTACTCTAGTTGCAGTAGCACCGATAGTTGTGACGAAGAGATTAGCCCACTTCTTTAGAGTAGTACCGAGGTCGTCAGTATTGTCTGTGTCTGAGACGAGTGAGGTGTTTATGGCAACGGAAGCGAGGTTAGATAGGGCTGTATTAGCTCCAGAACCACCACTTGGTGCTTCGAGGGCAAGAGAACCATCAGCTTGTACAGTGAGGACATCTCCATCTATTCCACCTGAGAAGTTTATGTCATCAGCTCTTGCAGTGATAGTTCCAGATGCTATGTCTCAAGGTTGTAGAGCGGAGTCAGCTAATGCTCCTTGTGCTGTTGTTGCTACAGCGATGTCACCACTTCCGAGAAGAGTAGTAGAGTTTACTGTTTTAATGTTCGTACCTGAGACGAGAGTTGCTTGTTTTGTGTCTAGCCCAGTTTTTAATAGGTTTACAGTTGGATACTTTGTAGTGTTCGTGTCGATAGTTGTGTTCTCTTTATTCGCTACATTTTCAGGTGTGTACCCGAGAGTATTTTCTATTAAATCCCAGTTACCAGCTGTTTGTCATGGTGTATCGACTATTGCGATAATGAGGTCACCATTAGTCACAGGAGTACCTCATAGAGTACCAGGTACTGAACATATCCAGAAGTCACCAGAAAGGATTGCTCCGAGTATTCCAGAACCACCAGTAGCAGGGAAAAGGTTAGTAGAGGCATCATAGCTTCCTCGATAGTCTAAAAGCCCTGTAACAGCAGTGTTTATTGCGGTATTTACTGCCTGTACAGTTGGATAGAGTGTGTTATTTATTGTAGTAAAGTCTGTTGCTTTGTTTGAGAGGAGTTCATAACCTGAAAGTCCAGCAGGTTGTACTGCTGTGTCAGCTAAGTCGAGTGATGCGTTTACAGAGGTGTCTAGTTTGCTTTCATCAATGCTTCATGATACGATAGATGCAGATAATGCTCTTGCGGTGATTGTAAGGTCGATTTCTGAGGTGTCTGAAACTGTATCTATAGTGTTTACTTCTGCACCATCCTCTACATTTATATGAGATAAGAGAGCTGTTTTATTCACTCAGAGTGCAATCGTACCATTCGTAGTAATCGGAGAACCTGAGTCTACCTCTAATCAGTCAGAGCCAGATATTGCGACACTTGTGACAGTTCATGAACTACCTCAGACAGCTACAAAAGGGTCTCATACTGTACCAGCACCTGTAATAGTTACTCAATCTCATACTTGGTCTCCAGTGTTCGTTCCACTTGTATTCGCAAGGCGAGTAATATCGGTATCGTTTGTATATCTATTCGTTGCGGTGTCAGTTATATCGTCAGTATCGAGGACTACTACGCCTGTTTGGGAGTTTACAGAGTCTACTGCTCATCCTCCGCCACCTGTGATTTCAGTAAGAGTAAATTCACTTGTAGAGGGATTATAAGTGAGTCAATATTGTGTAGCGGTTGGATTACCTACTTTTACATCGAGGAGTTGTCGTAAAAATGTAGCTCATTTCTCAATTCTGCTTTCTTTCGGTATTTTTTTGAGTATCTCGTCAAACTTTAGGTTTAATTCGTCTTTAGTAGCGTGTTCTGGCATTTCAGATAGGATTGTATCCTTGAGAGCTTTTTTAATCTCCTGTAGCTCTTTTTTCGTGAAATAATCCTTTCATTTAATAGGAGTGATTCAATCTTCTCCATCCTTGTAATCTTTACCCTTTATAGGAGTGTAGCCATCGTCGTAGTCTACTCACTTTTGAGGAGTATATCCGTCTTCTACAATAGGGATAAATGGTGCTATGAATTTCTCTACATTTTCCTTGTCGGAGAAAAAGGAATCTATAGCAACATCTATCGGCTCTTGAAAGTAGAGCTTCATTTCTTTGTCTTTGTTTACATTTTCTTCACTATCGAAAAAGTCTACTTCTTGGTCTGCTTCGATAACTAGGTCGAGTTTTTGTTTCTGTTTCTTGCGACCATGTAATATCTCTATTTCTGCCTTATATTCTCATTGCTCGAACATAAGTATATCCTCTTCGGACAAATCTATAATGAAATTATCATCCTCTCGTTCAATGTTAGAGGTATATTCTAGTTTACCTTCTTTATATATATTTAATCGTCACTCAACTTGAGACATTTTTCATTCTTCTCAATCCTTAGAGAGTCGAGTAATAGGTATTATTTTTCTAAAAGATTCTCAATGAGTTATTTCGATTTTCATATTGTAAAAAGGGGAGGAGTTTTATCCCCTCCCGATTAAGAACTAGAGTGCAGAAGCATCAATTTCAACATTAACGAGTCTCTTAGCGAGGTCTGTAAATGTTTTGACACCGTAGAGAGAACCCCAGATGTATTCTTCAACTTTATACTTTCCGTCTACACGACCACCATCTGGAACTTTATCGTACTGGATAGCGAGTGCAGGAGCATCACCTTTTTCAAAGAAGAGATGTTGTTTCTGTTTTGTGAGTGTGTTTGAACCAGATGCGAATGTAACTGAGATAGAGATGACACCAGTTCCAAATACACGAACAGTTGTAAGTGTAGCAGAAGTAGCAACAGCTGAAATCTTGTTAATAAACATACGAACAGTAGAGCTTGCAGTTGTGCCGAGGGCAACACCTGTAGCAGTAGTAGTTACTGGGTCATTTACGAGAGTTTCAAACGCAAGTTTAGCAGCAGCAGCATTAGCACCGATTGCGAAGTTACCAGCGGTAGAACCGAGAGTAGTCTTAGCAGTGAATGTCTGACCCTCAAGAACGATTATATCGCCATCAGTAGGAGTAGCACCCCAAGTGATAACAGCAGAACCAGCAATGAGGTTAGATACATAATGGTCGTATCCTCCGTATTCACCCTTATATGGTCGAATAACAGCTTTGTCACCGAGTTCAGTAACTCGTGAAGTAACAGAGTTGTTGCGGATTTCCATATAGTCAGGAGATACAACAGCTCTCATCATTCCATTGTTTACATTGAGTCTCTGGAATTTTTTAGTGACTGCGTTAGGGATTTTGTAGACATTAGCCTCAGTGAGAGTAATACCAGCACCAGCAGAACCACCTACATTACCAGCATCAACTGTTGAAGCAGCGTTGAAGATTTCTCCAAGTACATCAGAGTCGATTTGGTCAGAGAGAATTTGAGCTTGATTTTCAGCTTCATCAGCGATGAGCTTAGGACTAGCTTGGAAATTGTCTTTAGAAGCCATACGGAAAGAAACGACATACTCACTATTGATAGAGAGTGATTCGTCAGTTCGTACAACATCATACTGTGAAACATCAGCATAGCGGTCAGTGACAGCAAATGCTTCTGTCTGTTCAGTTCTTTTGACGCGATGAAGTGTGTCTCCTTTGTTGTTGATTGCACCAGGTACAGATTCAACTATGTTACGAGCGACATTGTTATTATAGAATGTCTCCTGTATCTTATCATCCCAAATTTCAGGGAATTGGGCGGTTACATTATTAGCCATATACAAATTAAATTAAAAATATTATTTCCGATAAAAAGGATTATCAGGAATGTTTGCAGATTGGTTAATAAAAGAGTCCTTTTCTTGTCGAGATAACTCTCAATAAGATTTAGGTTTAGGAGCAAATTTGCCCTTTACTTCTTTTTTCCCTTTCTGCAGGTTGTCACTATCCGCAAATCAGTAGTGGATAGCTACTTCTTCGGGAGTCATGCCAGTATTTTTACTTAATTCAAGAATTGCCTTTTGGGACTTTTCAAGGTCTGGGTTATTTTCAAAGAATTGTTTAGCAGATTGCTCTGAGCTTTTCTTTGATTCGATTTCTTCGAGCTGTTCTTTGATAGTCTCGGAAATATCGTCTTTCGTAGCAACTCAAGCCTCACGAAGTTGTACGACCGCATTGTAGAGTTCAGGATTTGAGTCCTTTATATCTTCAAGGGATTTCGACTTGTCTTGTGCGAGTCGCTGGGTCTTGCGAGTGTAATCCGCACTTCGCATGTAGCCCTTTTTCAACTCGTCAATACTAAGTTTCTCGCCATTCACTTCAACTAGGTCTTGGTCATTGCCCTCACCAGTTTCCTCAGTTTGAGCTTGGTCTTGTGACTCCACTTGAGTTTCCTCAGTGGTTTGGTCTTGTGACTGTTCATCCATAAGAATAAAATAAAAAATAAAGAAGCTGTATTATCAGCTTTTTGTAAGGACTAAAGACTTCCCAGAATTTAGTCATTACAAGAAAATGACAATGGTGGGAAGTTATGTACGAGGGCTACTACTTTTTCTGTTCGTTTTCTTTTTCTTTGCTCAGTTCTAGGTTATTTAGATAGGTTAGAAATCCGTCAGCTATATTATACTCACCCCTTACAGTAAACAAGTTTTTCTTGTCTGTGTCTGTTTCGAGGGAGCAAGTTAATAGTTCTTTCATTGTGCGTTCTCTTTCACGAGTAAACCACTCTACTATAAATTTATATCAAGTAGTGTCTTTTATAGCGAGGACTTGGTCACGCCTAGACTTGTATTCAGCACTTGCTTCTTGTACTTGTGGGGGGAGTTTTACTGGGGGAGTCATACAGCGAGAGGATTAGTAGGTTGTGGTTGAGGTTGCCCTTGTGGTTGCCCTTGTGGTTGCCCCATTCATGGCATAACAGGCATAGGGAGAGATTCAGGAAAGAGTTTAGCTACATTAGTTCCCTCAAATGTTCCGAATATCTCTTTGAAGAGTTCTTTTGCCCCCTCAGGTGGCATAGCACCAGCTTGCATAGCTTCCATTGCGATATTCTTTTTAGCGATAGCATCAGCTCTTCGTGCTTCTACATCCATACTTGACGATGAGTTAGCTTCTACTCGTATATCAAACCTACGGAGACAATCAGCAAATGCTTCTTTGTGGAGAGTCCAGAATTTCTTTTCTCCTTTGAAGTAGATATTTGTGTCCATGTTCTGGTAGGTGACTTCGAGTATCTTATATGCTAGACGAGCAAGAGAGTCTTCAAATGATTGTCGTACATCGTTTACTACATCGTTCATTTCAGCGTATTGTATCTTTTCACCTGTTGCGGTATTTGTTTGTCCTACTCATGGAGAACGATTAGCTATGTCGATTGTATAACTAGCAGCTTGTATTTGTCGTTCAAAATCGTTCTGCTCATTGAAGTATTGTACTGAGAGGTCACGATGAGGGAGTTCTAGGAGATGATTGTCTATAACTTCACGAGCAGTCATTGAGTCTGGGATAATGACATGTCATGGTCAGCTATAGAGGTCTGCAGGGTCAATACCAGAATTAGCAGAGAGTACCATTGTTCTATGGAGAGCCATATTTATATACTCACTTGCAGCGTTCTTCTTCCAGTTTAGTTCCTTTTCTAGCCCCATTATGTCAGCCAAAAAGCCATTAGCGAGGAAAGTCTCAGTATCTTCAAACACTCGGAACTCTTCGTAAGAAAACTCTTCTATTTCTTCGTATCCGATAACGAATAGGTCAGATACAGTTGTTATTCTTACAAAATCGTCATCATCACCATAATACCCCTCGTAAATCTTGAGTTCGAGGTTGTTAAAATCAGGTTCTGGTCGGTCTTGTGCAGATTGTATACCTGCTATTCTTTCGATTATTTCTCTTCGGATACCTTCATCTCTTTCCTGTTGAATAGTTTTGAGTTCTTCGAGGATTTCATCATCGTATTTATCACTTGCTTCGAGTTCAGATATACGGACATTCCTTGCGATTTCTACGATAGCTGGCATTTCATCGAGAGTAGTATAGCGAGGGTCAAAGTATATATCGAGAAAAGACTTAATATCTATATAAGGAGTACCCTCTATAACCTTGTTTCTTTTGCCTTTCTTGACCTGTTTAGCTCTATACCCTACCTTACCCCACCCTATACCATATCGGACACCACTTTTAGCGAGGAGTTTCATTTTCTTACGGATTTCCTGCTTCTCGTAGAATTTATTGAGATAGTCTTGGATTGCTTCAGGTAAGTCTTTTTTGTTGGCAATCTTTTTAGCCTTTTCTTCTTCTGGCAACTCCTTGTCTCCGTAATCCCATACATCAGTTCTCCACGATACTATAAATCGAGGATTCTTCGCCATTATCTTAGGAGTGGTCTTGTTTTCTGTTTGTCGCATTTTACTAACATGGAATTTTGTATCCCATTCATTGAGTCATTCTTCTTCTGTTTTGTTTACCTCTTTATATATGTTGAGGAGTACAGCGTGATAGTGTTGTAGGTCTTCTTGATACTGGTCAAAAGTATCCTTTACATGCCTTGCCATTTCAAAGCGTTCGTTGTAGTCAAAATCAGAGAGTTTTTTCATAGTGTTATTATATTTTATTTATTTGTAAGTACAAATTATCCTTTTGTGAGTATTGGTCTGCCGTTGTGGTATGTGACTTTTATTGCTTTATGTCGTGTTTGGACATTAGGTTGTAGTGTATACATATCATAGAGCATTTGTAAACTATCTATTATGTCATCGTGCTTACCTCTTGGGAATGAGAGCAACTGCTTTTCTATACTTGTTTGTCAGTCTTCTATTCATCGAACAAAATAGACGAGTCCATCTCGAAAGAGAGGGATTAGTTTTCGTATTCTACTTTGTTTGTCTCCTCTTTGAGCGAGTTCTTCGATATTAGGGTACATTCAGAGAGTCTTGCAGGTGTTGTTGAGAGGTACAGAGAGTACGCCTTTAGCTTGGATTGCTTCTATACCTACCTTTTCAGGATTATAGAGTTTCATTTGTTTTATGATTTCATCAATAGATTCAGCAGGGTCAAACTTCCCTGCGGTGTATCCTAAAATATAGAGTCTATCTTCTATGAATTTACCTGTAATAATAGAAGTCTCATCAGAATACGCCTGTTTAGTCCATGCTGGGTCTACAGTGGTAAATGTCCTTCATCCAGTCGGTACATCTTGTCTATCAATGTACTTGAACCATTCTGTGTGAAACTCTTGGCTTTCCTTAGATATAGGATTCTGTTGATACTGACACTCAAAAGTAGAATTGCTCATGTTTTTACGGAGCTTGTCTAAACTGTCTCTATCAAATCGTTTAGGGTGTAATACTTCTCACTTGAGACGAGTAAACACACAGTCATCGACTGTTATCATCTCGTCATTTTCTGCAATAGCTGGAAGAGAAAGTACAGTCCAGTCATCTCAGGTTTTATTCTTCATCTTTTCGATGAGGTGTCCGCACAAATCATCTTCATGTGTCCTTTGCATGATTATAATGATACACCCCTTTAATGGGTTATTGAGACGACTAGGCACTGTGTTCTCGAACCAGTTATTGATTCCAGTACGGATTATATCACTTTCAGCTTCATCAGGCTTTAGCGGGTCATCAATTATGAAGCAATTAAAACCACGACCCGTCAAACCTCATCCCGAACCTGTTGCGTAGTAGCTTCCGCCCTCTTTGAGTACCCAGTATTCCTTAGTGTTTTGGTCTTCTCTTATTCATTGAGAACGAGGGAAGACATTTTTATATATTTCAGAAGTGAATAAGTCACGAGTTTCGAGTGAGAACTGTTGCGTTAGCGTTGCAGAGTACCCTGTGACACCTATTTTAGCTGTAGGGTCTTTACCGAGCCACCAAGCTGGGAAACACTTGGAAACGAACTCAGTTTTGGTGTGTCGAGGTGGGATGTTAATAATCAAACGAGTAATCTCGCCACGATAGCACTTTTCTAGGTATGTTGCGATAAGTGAATGGAAAGCATCATCTTGAAACTCGAACTTTTTACCCTCTTTGAACCAGTATTTAGTAAAGTCTAAAAGATGCTCAGACTCTTGTTTGTGTCTCTTTTCGAGGTTGCGAGTAGCGAGTTCACGAATGACTGCTTTTTTATCCATTACTTCTTAGGAGTTATAGGGTCGGAGTATATTACTTTGTCTCTGTTTTTATCGAGGTAGGATGGCATATTATTTTTTGTTAGCTTTATTGTAGATGTCGAGGAGTTGTTGTCTGGTTTTTATTACATCAGGATTCAGCACTACTATTTCTTGTATTTCTCAGTTTGGTGCTTTTATATCTACAATATCAAATCATTTTTCTCTATATTTATCAGCTATCGTTGGGTTTACTGCTCATCATTGAGATACGACATGCGTTCATCTTTTAGCTCATTCATCTATGTACACTTGCATTGTTTTTCATCCTTTATTTGTCTTATAACTGGAAGACGCAGCATCTTGATACGCTTTCAGAGCTTTATCATAGGTAGGATTTGGATTTGGCATTCAGTATTGATTTTTTCAAGGCAAGCTCGAAGGTATATCTTGAAGTTTTTTGTACATTTCTTGCAAGGCAGAGTCAGAACGCTGAGCCGATTCTCTAGCGTACATACCAGCGGATTCTTCGGATGGTGTCAGATATATTCATCTTCCCCAGTCTTCGTATGAGCGTGTTCCTGATTCGCTCATTTTAAACTCTGTAAAATCTTTTGCAGTTCAATGATATACTGGCTCACCTTGTGCCTTCACAAACTCCTCAGCACTCTTATACTTCTTAGCTTCACTTGCTAGGTCTGGTTTACTATACTTCACCTCTGATTTCTGAGAGAGGGGGAGGGAGGGTTTGGGTTTATCCTTTATGCTTTTTAATAGAGACGATTTCTTAGCTTCTTCTCTTATAGTTTTTATATGCTCTTGGTATTTCTTTTCAAAGTAGTCTCACTTCTTTAGTGCATTAAATCATTTTTCTTCCATTTCTATCTGATTTTTAGCCCAGTCAGTCCTATCTGGGTTAGATTTTGCCTTTGATTTAATTTCTGATATAGCACTGTCTACTTTTTTCTTTTCAGACGCTATTTTTGAATCAATAAACTCTTTTTTGTATTGAGATTGTAAATCATTCCATTTAGTTCTAAAATCGTCTGAAATACTCTCTCACTTTCTTATCATATCTTCCTGCTCCAATTGCATTGCTTTTATTTTATCAACTGTCTTCCCCTCTACCTGTGGTGTCTTAGGTAAACCAGATTCTTTAATTTTAGAAACTGCTCTTTCTACTTTTGCAATCCATTCAGGGTCATCAGCGAACTTCTTGATGTATGCTTCTGGGTCTTTCAAGTATTTTACAATATCTCCTCATCATACTGCATAAAATCAAACATTTGGTGTTTTCTCTATAAAATCAATTATTTCTTTATCGCCTGTAATACGCCCTACCTTTGCTTTTGGAGTGGGTTCTTTCGTCAAATCTAATATCACTTCTTCTTTTGAACTTCTAGCTTCTCTAGCGAGTTTCTTTATCTCATCACTTCTATTGATAGCTTCTCAAGTGTTCAAATTTATTTTATAGTCATAAGTATTATTACTTACTTTGAAATCTAGTTTTTCTCATTTCTTCTTAAACATGACAAAATCGTCATCGTAACCATCAAATATTAGGTCTTTCTTTCAGCTTTTATCTCTTATATATTGCTCTAAATTAGACACATCAACATCGTCTACATTTCATTCTTTGAAACTTATTATAGATTTCTCTACTGTCTTCCCCTCTACCTGTGGTGTCTTACTTTGCATAGAGAAATCTCCTAATTTGCCTTTTAGACTATACACATCTTTAATAGGCATTATTACTCAAACTGGTTCTCATTTGCTCAACACAACGACTGGGGATAATTCATTATTTCATTTGAAAGTAACATCATCAAAGTTCTTGAAGAATATATCAGCATAGGATGCGTTTACAGCTACTTGATTTCAATTTCATATATCCATCCGTAAATAGACTCCATTTTCCTTTCATAACTTCATATACTCTTTTGGTGTAAGTAGAGTATCAGCACCATTTTCAGCCCTTTCTACCAATGCCTTCATGTCTACTTTTGTTCCAGATGTTGGGTTTCATTTTTTTATTGCCTTTTTTTCAGCGTATTCAAATAATTTATTCGATACATTTTTGTCTTTTACTACAAAGAAAGAGTCAGTGAACATGCCTTGCTCTTTTAATGACTCTAACATACTTGACCTTGTAGATAAATCGAATCATCTTATCTGTGGTCTTTTAACATCAGGGCTTGGGAGCTTTCACTTTGTCTTAGAAATAGAGCTTATAATAGGTGCTTCAAATTCTGTTCATGTGGGTAATCAGTCTTTTGGTATATAGTCAGCAGGAACTTCTACCTTTGGTACTCAAGGGAGCGTTTCATATTGTTTTTGTAATGACTCTAATTCTGGGTCTATATTAGATGTCTTAGGTGTCTCTTGTTTCTTTGCTAGTTTCTCTATAATTGAATTATTAACCTTTTTTCATGCAGATTTACTTTTTTCTTTGGATAGTTGACTCAGTACGCTTGATATTCAAGACTCTACTTGAGGTTTCTGTGGCACTGGTAAGAGCTTTTGCTTACTGGATTCCACGCTGGATACAGATGGTGAATTGGAAGAAGGTGTTGGGCTTTTCCCTTCTGATATTCGTTTGATTATACTATCCCCTGCTTTGGGTGGCATTAGTAATTTTCTTTGCTCTCAAGCTCATAATAAGTAAGTAGCTATTGCTTCCTTTGGTGTAGCATCTACAGCTTGTTTTACTTTTATTGCTTCATCTGGTGTTATCTTAGCACCTTTTTTAAGGAGGGCTTTTATTGCATTCTTAGCCATTCCATACTTTTCAAGTGCAAATGCAACTATATTTGGGTTAGTTGCTACGAATCATGCTACAAGTCCTATTGGTCATCCTAGTGTGCTTCCTGTGACTATACCACCTAATTGCCTTGCTATGCTACCAGTTTTCATAGAAGAGATAGCTTGGACTTCTTCAAATGCCTTCAACGCTCTTACTTTAGAGCCGATTCATGGCAGGAGCTGTTCAAGTCTATCGAGTTTAATTTCCTTCCCTTTACCAACTATATTAGCAACATAAGATATAGCAGAGTCTTTGATTGTTCAATCAGCGTTCAATACGCCTGTTTTTACTTTTCTCAAAAATGATACTTCTGGTGCATACTTTGCATCTAAATCTTTGAGTCATGGCAATTTCTCTCCTAAATATTCGTCTACTTTACCTCTGAGTTTCCTAATAAGTCTCTTTCATTCTCCTGTTGCCTCAGTAGACCAGTCTGCAAGGTCATCAAGTTTTCTTCTGAGAGACATGCCATTTTTAGCTGTAAGAATATCATCGTATTCTGCTATGTAATCAATAGCTTGCTGTACTACTTTTCTATCTTTAATAGGCATATCAATCTTAGATATATCATTCTCTTTGAAGAAATCATCTACTATTTTAGCAAAGTCCTGTTTTGGCATAGTGACACCAGAATTTCGGATTGTGTTGTACTCTTTTCCAGTATCTGATAACTCTCCGAGTCTCTTTCTAAGAGTTGTAACTACTTCATCTGCTGCTGTATCCCTCGTTAATACACCTGTTCTAGCCTGTTTATAAAGTTCAGGTGTTGTTTTTATAGCTTGTTGTGATGGCTTAGAAAGACCGACTGCTGTAGAGATAGCTGTCTCGCCTGTAAATTCTCATGCCTTAGCTGTTCATCTAAGAGTAGCCGCACTTGTTTTTACTGGAACACTTGCTGCATCTTTGATAACGCTCCTATTCATTCCTGCATCAAATACTTCTTGAGATACTGGTCATCGAAATTTGGTCGCAGGTCGTGTTTTTACCTGTCTGAGTATATCATCTACCTGTGAGGCACTCTTCACCTTACCTAATACCCCTAAAAATGGAATAAGGTTAGATAAATCTCATGCTGTACCGAGTGTGGCAGATATTTTAGGATACTTCACTATTAAATCAGATATTTCTTGTCGATATTCCTCTGGTACTTTCTCTATTCCAGTACCTATATCTCTACCGAGTCATTCAGTAATAGTCGTTACTCATGTTTCAGGATTTATGAGAGGACTAGCTACATTGAGTACATCACCAGCCATTCACAATACTCCACCTCACAATGCACGACCAGCAGCAGCACTTGCAAGTAAACTAGTAATTCACGGATTACCGTCTTTATTGAGTGTTTGTTGTCTTTCATCGAATACATTTTGTGCTTCCATGATTGCATCACTACCAGTCTTCGCTATATCAAGAGGTAATCATACTATTCTTTTGAGTAATGACTTCTCTCCAATGTTTCCGTATTTCTCCTGTGCTTCTGGATATTTCATTATTATCCTACCGAACAAGAGAGCATCGGGTACATTTGCGTATTGTGGGAGGTTCTTCTTGTATCTTTGCACATACTCTGTTTGCTTTTGATTGAGCTGTAATCCCCCCTTTTGTTTCAGTGTTTTGAAATGTTGCTCTAGCTTCTGGATTCTAGGGTCTGCTTTGTCTACTTGGAGTATTCACTTTATATCTTCTATTGGAGCGTTTACTTTTGCTGCGATAACTGGGTCTACCTTTGGCATTATATTAAATCATACAGGAGATTTTACCATTGGTACAGGAGTTGGAGGTGTCCATACTTTAGGTACTACGCTCATTTGCTTTCCAGTATCGTATGTGCCTTGTGATGGCATCACAGACATATTAGGTGCTTGCACGCCATTATAAATATATGAGCCATCTTTGTTTCTACCTATAGGCTCTTTTCAGGGTATGATTGTTTTAGAAGTGAATACCATAGTTTAATTTAGAAATCCCAATCACTCGCTGTGGTCGTACTCATATTCTGTGCTGGGGCTGTAGTACCTGTGTTACCTGTTGGTGTTCCTGTTGGTAATCTATTTATATAAGCTTGCATCTTAGCTTTTACATCATTCAGAGTCTTTTCAAATGCTGCTGGATTCTGATTCTTCGGGT